ATTTTCTTATAGAGTATATCGTAGCTAGATTTTACCTCTACTAACGTCTTCTGTATGTCTGCCTCAGAAGTAAAGGTACAAAATAGCTTATTGTTCATGTTGAGGGTTTGGATATAAATATTAAACCCTCTGTAAAGAATTATAATTACTACCTGCCTCTACTTTAGTGGAAAACCCATACTTTTTAAATATAGCGAGGATGTTTAATATTACATATTTTTCTTCCTTAGATACATCTAACAAGAACGAATCATACGTGTAGTGAACAATGTTGGTTTCACAATTCTTAAGCAAATGAACTATTTCCTCTAATATAAGAACATTATAATAGGTTTCTGTATTTTGGAGTATGTAATTAAACAGCTTTTGTTTTTTCATATCTGTTTTAAAAACATATCCAGATTTACAGACAACTTCTTTTTTACTACTTATATCATCTATATATTTTTCTACTTTCTTAAAAAATTCTAGATCTTTATACTCCTTAAATACTCCTCCGTATAGCTGTTTAAACGTCAGTTCCTTAGCTTTCTTATAATCCACCCCATACATGTCAGCAAATGCTTGGTGTATGTCTCCTTCACCAAAATTAAAGTCTACTAATTGTGCTGCCAAAGTAGGGTGATAAGCACTAATGTCAATCTCTAACAAAAAGTCATTATCGGGAATAAACGCTTCTCTACAACCCGATTTTTTATCTAAGGCAGCATAATTAATCCCACCAAATGAATTCGAGGGTCTTGTTGTGGTCGTTTTTAAATTAAACTGCGAGTAAGTCCAATCGCGTTCTACACCAAAATGCTCCTCAAATAATTTAGGATCGACTTTAAGCCCCATTGATTCGATCCAATAGAATACATGTGTGGCCCTGTTGTTATAAAACTCGAAGTGTTGTGGTTTAGGTAGCGTAAAAACATGTTGTACGGCGTTAAATATTGTCTCACAACGTTCATAATGCTTTACTATCGGAATTATGCTACCTATGTTGAGTATGTGGGGGTATTTCCTATAGAAAAAATCGTGACATGGAAATTGATCTGGGATATCCGTAGGAGAAATAAAGTAAATGTCGGAAAGCTGCTTTAAAGGTACTATATGTAAGAATTCCTTCTTGTCTCTTACAAATATCTCTTCATAATTTCCTATTAACTCGTATACTTTATCTAGATCGCAGTTTGTAGCTTCGCTATGCTCTATTACAACTAAAAATCCCTTTCTATAATTAATTTCCCTAATATAAAAACCATTAAGTCCTCTATTAGAAGGATGTTGGTTATCATTTGTCCAAATAGGTTCAATGAATACCTTCTTAAAGTTTTTATCTTTAAGCTGTTGAAGTTGTTCGTTATTTTCTACAAGCCAGAACACACTTTAATATACAAACCTTTTTAGTAACCTCCACCATAAGATGGAGAAGAAGGGGGAGGGGGTGGTGCCGCAGGGGGTGGAGAGGCTGCAGGGGGTGGAGAGGCTGCAGGGGGTGGAGAAGAACTTGGAGGTGGTGAATAAGATGATGGAGATGGGGTAGGTAAAATAGGAGCAACACTAGAATATGAACCGTCAGAAGAGGGTGGTGTCATAGATTGAGTTACTCTATTTAAAGTGTTTTGTGGGGTTGGATCTTTAATCAAAATTTCACCTGCTCTTCTAAGACGTGCATGGGGAGTAGAAACATGTTTAGCTCCTACCATAGGACCCCTACCAGGGTGGATATGATACAAACCAGTATAAGGACTTCCATCGGGAAGAACAAATTCAGTACCGTCTGTGTATAAGGCATAAAATTCTGTGTAATTAGTTAGGAATTTGCTAAATCCTTCTACTTTACTGTTTTTTTCAACATATTCAACCATATTTTTATTCACAGTAGCTACTTCAGTAGGTTCACCTGTTATTTTCCAGGGGAATTTAAAAGGTTTATACAAGCTAAAGGCATACCCCTTAGTATCAGATCTTATATCGTCAAAGTCTTCGGCAGTAATTTCAATAAAAATAGGTTCGTTTCTTTTTCTGCAGAAATATCTTGTAAACTCTCCTAAATAATATTCTGTTTCAGTTGGGGACACAACTTTATATTGGGGGAGTTCATCTTGTTCGATTATAGCACTTTTATTTTTAACTTTTTTCCCAAAATTATATTTATTAGAATCTTCATTAAAAAAGTCAATAGCACCAAAATCATTTTTAGTATTATAATCCCCATGCTTAAACTGGATTAAGATCCTATTAGGTTTGTCCTGGGGGGTTCTTCCTGTGTAGTATTGACCTGTAAAAGTTTTATGATAATACCCTATGTACTCTTCCTTAGTGCTTTTAACTTGCCATTCACCACCAGGGGTGTACAAATTAGGAGTAATTCTATTTAGAGGATAATAGGGCATTATGTTAAGGGACGTCTTTTAATTTGGCCAAGGTTAGCTTCGGCAATAGCGTTTTTCTGTTCTCTACTACCTTCGGTTCCTTCACCTACAGAAGTATGGAAGTGTGGGCCTGTTGCTGCTAAAGTAGGGTTATAATATTCGTTTTTATATCTAATTTGAGAATTAGCAGCTGTAAAACCCTTTAATATATCTTCAATTTGCTTTATTCGGGATTGGTCAACAGCTCCATATAAAGCTTGAGCTTGAGCTCTTGTATATTTTTTAACTTCTTCGGTAGGTACGTTTCTAATTTTTTTAGGTCTTGGACTAATAACAAAATCTAAACCTCTACCAGAAGCATGTCTACTAGTTTTAGACTTTTTGTGGTAACGATCATTACCCCCAGTAAATATAAGAGTTAAAGCAGTTTCGGCTGCAACCGCTCTTACTAATTGGATTCCATAGTCCGCTGTTTCTTTTGTAATATCCCCTCCATTAGACAATTCATCACCTTTTTCGTGGAAACCTACTTGTTTTATTGCAACTCTTAATCTATCAGCATTAGGGGTATTAGTAGCTCCTGGTGGTGGTGATGGATTTGTGTTATTAGAAGTTTTATTATTTCTTGTATTACTTCCTCCTCCACTGCTAGCCGAAGATCCTTTAGCTGAATTTTTCTGGGCTATGGTTTTTTTCTGTTCTGCAATATTATTTTTAGGGACAGATTGCCCATCGATAGAAGTAGTCCACCCATCAGCATTGATAGCATGAGACACTCCTTTAGTTAAGAATTCAATTTTCTTTTTATAGTTAGGAGGTAATAATTGTTCGTTAATAGTATATTTTTGATATACTTTAATTCCACTAATACCTAACATAGTAATGTCTAAACTTAAAGGAATAAATCCAATGGGAGTAATTTTAGCAGGTTCCTCTTGTCCTGTATCAGGGTTTACAGAAGGTTGAGAAAGAGCACCTACTATATAATTTAAATAAGGTCTAAAACTTGTACTATAAGTTTCAATATCATCTTCATCTAATTTAAGTTTTACTACACGGAGTAAATACTTAAGTACTTTTACTCTATATTCAGCAAATTTTTCTTCTGGGGTTTTTGGAGCAGGATCTGGGGGGTTATTATTAGTTGCCTCGGATCCAGCATCATCCTTGGTATTTTGCTTTTCTTTAGTTACCCTATCTGTAAGACCCACATTCCAAGTACTAAATGCTGTAGCATTTTCTCCTACAACATTACCATTAGCTTGGGCCCCTACAGTCATCATATTAGCTATATCCTTAGAAATTTCGGTTTTAATAGAAACATCCCTAACAAAACTACCTTCACTAGGTCTAAAAGTATTTACATTAACACGAGTAGGTTCAGGAAGTGGTTCTTCTAAGAATTCAAATAGACCAGGGATTTGAGTATTATCCATAAAACGGACGGCATTTGTGTCCTCATCATAAATTACTTCAAATTTATTTATACCACCTAAAGATCTTTGAACTCCTTGAAGCAAAGTAGTGAAAAAATCATATAAAGATAAATTTCCATCTTCATCTATATTTTTTCCTAAAATGTCCGAAACATAATTACAATTAATATGGATATGCATTAATCTTCCTACATAATTAGATCGAGTTCTAAATTCTGTACTTAAAACTTTATTAAGAGTTTCTAAGTTCTCACTTGCATCATCAATTATACCTGCCCAGCTCCAAAATCTGTTCCAAACATTATCTTCAGAGTTTAAATCTTCAGTATCCTGTTCATTATCAGGTAAAGGAATCATACAAATTCTAGGATCAGTAGAAAATTGTTCGGGTACTGTAAAACAGTAATTTGATTTATAATCAGAATCAATTGACACTATAGGAGGAAATCTATCATTCCCAGTATCATATATTAAACAATATTGTTCAATAATTCTACATAAAGCTCCAAACTTAATATATAACTGTTCTTCACCAGTTGAATCATCATCAAATCCAAACTCTACACGAACTAATTCTTTTGTAGGACCTACAGATTGTAAAAAAGCATCAAGGGCACTTGAGAGTGCTACAAGATCTGTAGGGTTAGCAAGTCCTCCTGTATCTAAATCAACTGTAGAATTTCCTTCGTTAGACCAAGCAAGGTATTTATCCTTAAGTTCTCCTTCTAATGTAGGAAGAGATGGGATCTTTTCTTTAAGGAAAGAAGAATAAATTTTATCTAAATAATAAAAATCAACTTCAGTAAAAAACCCATCATTTTCTGTAGCTTTTTCTCTTAAAGCATTAAATATTAAATTTAATGTTGTTTTATCTTTATCTTTTTCTATTGAAGGAGCATCTTCATCAGCATCATCATTTTCTTCTTCAGGATCATGTTTTAAGACATTAATCTTCATAGACTCAATAACATCACCAGGGGTTCTTGCTTTTATAGAAATATCATAAGACCCATCTGGGTTAAGGTTCCAAGTAAAATTAACTACGTATCCTAAAAAAGCATCATAATTGCCCGAAGATTCTTCCCTACTTTTTTCTATTTGGGCTAAAATTTCTTTTTGGGTGTGGTTTCCTTCTAGATAGTATTCACTGTTAGATATAGGAGTAGTATTTACAGTACCATCATTATTATAATAGATAGTGTGGCCCCATTCTAATAAAAAACTATACTTTAATCTTAAAAATAAAGTTTCAATTATATTAAATTGTAAAGTATTAAAACACTTTAATTTAATTTCTGCTTCCCTAAGTGATCCTCTATTTAAAGATTTCACTGTTGCACTTTCTACCCCAGGCATAGGTACTAAACCATAATCAGCATTAGAAACCATACCATATGAGGCATTGCTAAATAAATCACTATAATTAGATGTTACACCTAATCTTTGTTGGGCTACCCCATTGTCATTTATAAATGAAGTACCACCAAATAAAATAAAATTTGAAGCTAATCTATTTCCAGCATACGATTCAGGAATTTCTATTTCAGTACATTTTTGTTCTGAGATATTGATACCCGATGTAAGTTTTAGAAATGGGGTTTTGCCACTAAGAAAGGTAAAAGCACCATTTTCATTACTATTTTGCCCTAATTTGAATTGTCGAGTTTCAACTTGTTGGGCAACGTAATCCCTAAAAGATTCCCCTATAATATTAGGCATTACGAGTTAAGTTTTTTATATTTAAACAGAACATCACTTATGTTTAAAGGAATCCTAATTTGGGACCCTATAGGGGGATATAAAGAATTTTGGGCAAACGATCTATTAGCAGTAGCTATAATCCACCATAAAGATTTGTCTCCATAATATTGTAAAGCTAACAGATCAAATCTATCACCAGACGTAGTAACAACCCAAATATCGGTTTCAGATAAGGGACATTCAGGGTATTTACTTTCAGCGTAATACCTTTGTTTAGAGTTATTTCTTAAAATTGATATGTCTTTATACCTGTTCATTGTCCTAATCCTAATCCTACGAATGATTTACCTTTACCTGGAACATAATTCTGGTTTCCAAGTCCTCCACCAGAAATAGAAACAAAGTTAAAGCCAGTTACTTTAAAGCCAAAAGGTAATTGTTGAATTTCACGAGTGTTTGTAATTCTATTACCTTTAGCATTCCTAGCTAACTCCCAACTAAAATCGGTTATGTTAGACACCGAAAAACCTTTAATTATCCCAGGGTGATTTGTAATATAATCTCCTACTGTTAGTTTTACTATGCTCCCTCTCATAAACCCAGCATTGCTATAGTCTGGGGCTGTAGCTCCTATTAATCTATTAAGTTTTCTGTACATAGGAAGTAATTCTTCACGAGTGTGAGCGTATACTGTAAATCCTAAACTAAAACTCCTATCAAACCCTTTATATGTATAGAATTTTTGTCCTCTACCTACATATTGGTGTTCACCCCAATCTGCTGATAGTGCTTCTGAAAATTCATCTATATATGCTCTAAAGTATAAAAACTCATCCTCTAAAGAATCATTATTAATGACCCTCATATTAAATTGAATAAGATCCCCTTGTTCTATTTCAGTGTTACGAGCAGTACTATCATAAGCATTTATAACATCTGAAGTACCCCCAACAGGAGTACCATCTGCATTTTGAGGACCTACATTAAAATCTATTCTTTTGGCAAGTTTTCCAGGGTCACCTACTTGATAAGTTTTTTCTCTGCTAAATTGAGAGTAGTCAGTTTCAGGGAGAATTGGTGTGTTTCCTGCCTCATTAATTTTTTTTCTAAAATCAGCTAACTGACCTTCTTGGCTAATAGGGTCTATTTCTCTAATTTCCTCAGAGGTAAGTGTTGCTCCCGTTTTACGAAAAGCTACATCTAAGTTAGTATCTAAAGTACCAGATATATAAACATTGTTATCAAGGTTAACTTTTTCGTTACCATTAAATAGATCATCATCCTTTAACGTAGAATCTAAAACAGCATTACGATAACTATAAGTAGCTCCTAATTTATTTTTGTCGTTTCCTTCAAATTGGTAAGGACCAACTTGTTTTCTAGTTAAATTTTCTGTATCAGTATCTAAACTATTAGGAAGATACACATTAGGGGTTATTAACAAACCTCCATCTTCACTAGTAATACTTTCAATTAAAACTTCATTCCCTTCTCCAGTAAAAGAAATATATTTTTCAGAAACACCACCTTGAGTAAGTAAGTTTCTATAGTTAATTTCTACAGGACGAGGGGACCCTTGATCAAATGGGAATGCTTGATAAGGATTATTAGTTACTACTGCTCTTCTAATTCTAGTAGTACCTCCAGATCTAACATCAATGTTAGGACCACCTATATACTTAAATAAAGCTAAACCTTCAGTATCTATACCAAAAGTTAATTTAGATTTTTCAGTAACAGGACCGTCTTCACGGTTAATAATTTTTCTGTATAAATTTACTAATCTATTGTCGTTACCTGCATCATCTTGGTTATATTCAAATGTTTGGAGGTATTCATATTTAGTAGTAAAATTATCAAAGTCTGGGAGTAGTGAAAGGGGATCAAATTCTCCTGTTGGTTTTTTAGCTAAACCATTTCTTTCAGTGTGTAACCCAATAGAATTACCTCCTACTTGAGCTAAAGTCTGGATTGGGTTATATGCTATATTTATTTGGCTTCCTAAAGGATTTGCAGAGCGTCCTCCTAGGGATAAAGGATTAGTTAAGATTAAAGCTTGTTGTTTAGCTATAAAATTTATACCCGCAACAGTAGTAAAAAATTTACTAATTCTTAGTACGTCTTTAGCACTATTTACAGGATTCAAAAACCCGTTTCTTAATAAAAAATCAGGAGCATCAGTTCTTTGATTGTCCTGTTCTGGGATGTCCTTTGTTATAAAAGGATGTCTACTATTTCCCCCTCCAGGTCTATCTTTCCCGTATTTCAGGGACTTTAAATCCGTTTGTAGATCTATTAATGCCATTCATCAGATAGAAACACCTTCAGGAAGGTTATCTTCGTATTTACCCTTAGAAAAAGTTTTATTAATAGAAATAGTTCCAGGATCCTTAAGAGGACCTGTAGGTGTTACACCATTTAAATCTAATCCTGAGGGGTTAACTCCTTTTCCTAGGCTTAACTGAGGGTCTCCATTAATTGAAAATTGGTCGTGAACCTTAGATTGTTTAAAGGCTACATCATTATAACGAGCTTTATTTTCTGATGGAGATTTAGGTCCGTAGTTGGAAGTATTTACTTTGTCTATTAATGCCATGATGTTTTTATTTATAAATATTATAAAATTTTGGATTATGCTAATTTAGAAGCTCCCATTGCAAAGAAAGTACCTGCCTTATTACCGTCAATATTTACAACACCACCTTCTCTAACTGTTGCTATTAAAGTACTCATATTTTGATTTAATTCATCTAATTTAGCTTCCATAGCAGCAGTGCTGGTTCCACCTGCTTCAGCCTCTTCTTCTCCACCACCACCAAATATACTTGATATACCTGTAGAAACTGTGCTTAAACCTGCTAATGCTGTTATAATTGGAAGTGCTGCTAAGCCTGCTATTGCCATTGCTCCTAACCCACCTGCTACTCCAAATAAAGAATCAGATAAAACCCCCATTGCTGGGGCTATGCTAGAAAATGTAACTAAACTTTGAACTAATCCTGCTGTATCAGCATCTGCCATTTTTTCAAATCCTATAGATAAGGGTATCATAGATAATCCTACAAGAGTTAAAGCAGTAGCTGCAGATAAAGCAAATGCTGCTGAAGCTCCTATAGCTACTACTCCAGCAGCCAATGACATTAAACCAATCCCCATTATAGGTAACATTAATGCTTTTTCAAGAGTAAGAGCATCCATAAGCATAACAAATCCTTCAGCTACAGAAGTAATAATAACTCCAATTCCTGTAAACACAGCATGAATAACAGTACCTATTGCTTCAATTGCAGGAGCTGCTACGCTTAAAGCATATGCAAAAGGAATCATTGCTGCCCCTAATAACGCTAAAGCAACAGGAGCTACAAGACCTACAGGACCAAGTGGGGTTGGTGCGGCCATTGCCTGAGCAAAAACTGTTAATCCCGTACTTAATCCTTGAAGCCCAGCTCCTGCGGCAGTCCCCGCTAATGCCACTGCTGCTAAACCTATAGCTCCAGCAGTCATAGCTACAAATCCTAAAGCAGCAGGTATTAAATTTAAAGCACCTTGTAAAACTTTTGTACCTGCCATGGATTTTAAACCATCTCCTAATCCTGTAAGGAAGTCTTTAATTTTATCACCTAAACCAGGAGCGGCACCAACTCCTCCAGCAGCGTCTGCTGCTGATCCAACTCCTTCTGCTGCTTTAGAAGCAGCATCACCACCTATTCCTAAAGCACCTTTTACTGCTCCTCCAACACCTTCTCCACTAGAAGCTGCTTCAAAAAATTTACCAGCACCTGAAGCTAAAGAAGTCATACTTTTAACACTGTCTGCTAAGCTTCCAGCTACTTTTACAGCCATTATAGTACCTACCAGACCCATAGTTGTGTATAAAATAACTGAATTTTCTAATAAAGAAGCAAGGAACCCAATAGCTGGGGCAAGCGCCGCAGTCATTTTTTCTACTGATTTAGTAATTTGTTCTTGAGTAGAAAGACGAATTGCTTCTTCTTCACTAATACCAGCAGCAGCTGCAGCTTGGGCATCTGTTAAGCCTTTAGCTTTTTGTTGAGTTAAAATCATCTTAGCAACATCCTCCTTTTGCATGCCTAAAGATTTGGCTATAGCATCTTGTTGGATTCTATTACCACTAGAAAAGGCATCCATAATAGCTTGGTTGCTACCTATTTCTTCTGTTAAGGTTGCTATGTCATTGTTTAATGCTGCTGTTCTTGCCTTTTCTAAGTTTAAAGACTGGCCTGTTAACAATTCAGCTTCCATTTCAGCAGCAATGGAAGATTCAAAATCTAATAATTGATCTGCTATTCCTTCTGCTTTTGCTAAGTTAATACCTAAAGCAGCAGCACCTGCAGCAGCTTCTACTAGACCTTTTTGACCGCCTTTAATACTTAAAGCTAAACTATTAGAAGCTTTACCTGCATCGCCTAATACACTCTTAAAATTAAGTGCTCCTTTTCCACTTTTTGCAAATTCTTGTGTAACTTCAATAGCTTGCCCTCTAGCATCCCCTAAACTATCTCCAAATACCTCAGCTCTTAAAGCCATATTTGCTGTAGCATCAGCTGATAATCCAGTTAAAGTAGCTAAATCTGTAGCTGCACCAATTGTTTCGGGGTTGAATGCTGCTGCAACATTTATACCTGTTTCTTGAGTTAAAGAAGCAATAGTTTTAGCAGCGTCTATAGATGATACTAAACTACTATTAAAGGTACCAGCCTCAGTTGTTACCTTAGCTAATTGAGCGGCCGAAATTCCTGTTTCTTGTCTTATGTTTCTGGCTGAAGTTTCATATTCACCATAACTTTTAGCAATAGCTCCTAAAACAACTGCTGGGTCTGTGAGTGTTTCTGTAAGTCCTCCAAAAGCTGATTTTGCTCCAGCTGTTAATACAGACATTCTACCTCCTAAAAGTCCAGCTTGTCTTTCTCCTCTAGCAATTTCATCTGCTACAGCAGCCATATCGGCTTCAACTTGATCTAAATTAAGAGATTTAGCAAATTGTCCACCAAAAGCATTAAGAGTAGAAAGTAGACCTCCAGCAACACCCATTAAACGGTTTGCTTCTTCTCGTATCGCTAATTCTTTTTCTAACTCAGCATTAATGTCTTGTATAACACTATATTCATCAAAATAAGCGGCAACTAAAGCTTTTTGTTCTTTAGTTAGATCATCGGAAAGGCGTGCATACTCTGCTAAAGTAGCATTAATTTCTTGTTGACTTTTTCCTTGTGCTTCTAAATTAGCTTTTTCTTCTGCTAATAATTTTCCTAATTCTCCTTGGGTAGCTAATGATTTTCCTTCTTGTTTAGCAATAGCTAACTGTGTGTTTAACTTTTGTGATAAATCTTTTAATTCTTTATCATTAAGTTTTGAAACATCTTCTTGATTCAGTTTAAATCTTTGAGCTACATCTTCAAATGCTCTAAAAGCTTTTCTAGATTTATTGACTGAATTGGCTTGGTTTCCTAACTCTTCGGTAATTCCCCTTAATTCATCATAAAGATCCCTTGCTATTCTAACATCTTCTTGATTGACTGCCATGATGATAAATATTAATAAACTACCTTTTTACCCTTTTTTTTATTTTTAGCAGCTTGTTGGGCAAACTCAGGAGCTTTTATATTTCCACTTGAATCCATTACAGTAGTACCACTTCCCCCTTTGGAATTTTCATAAGCTTCTTGTTCTTTTTCATAATGCTCTTGAATTTTCTTAAAAGTAAAGTTCCGTAACCATATAGGCATATTATACACCGTATGAAAGTCATAACCCCCCTTACCATAAAATACTATTTCATGGATCTGGGAAAATAAGGAAGCTCTATATTCAGAGGTCAGGCCAAAAAAACGTGAGGCCGATGGGAATGTCAATATCCTTGACATCACCATCTGGTCCCTCATATTCAAAAGTTAAATTTACGTCTGGTTGGGTTTGCTTAATATGTTCTCTGAATGCTCTAGAATCTCTGGCTAAGAAATAATTGTCTACAAAGCTTCTAATGGTCATTTTTTCTACATCACCATCAACTGCTGTGATCATAAACTTAAGTCTAGTAGATAATTCTGGGCTAGCATTTTTATTAAGTTTCTTTAAGCCCCTAACTTCCGCATCTATTTTTTTATCGTCACCGTGTGTGAGTAACTTGTACGTAAGTAGTGTTCCTGATGTAGGTAATTGGAAATTAAATTCGTTTTTTCCTTTACTAAAACGTTCTATATCAATTTCCTTATTATCTAATTGGGAGAGGTCAACTGTGTATTCTTCCCCGCTATATGTAAATGTGTAATCTTTACCATATCCTAAGATACGTGCTGCTACCATGATAGCATTTTTATCACCTACAATTAAGTCGTTATAATTTATATCAGATACAATAAGAGACTTAAGCAATTCATCAATTACTGTACCTTTGTTGATATAATTTTGGTTGGTTAAAATGTCCTCTTCTTTAGCAGTCATATACTTCATCTCAATTTTACCAGATGAAAGAGGATTATCTTTGTCGTAGACTAAACCTTTTGAAGGTAGTTCTACCATTTCTGTTGGAAACTTCTTTTCGTCACTCATTTTTTAATAACTTTTGTTTGATATAAATATATAAAAAAAACAAAGGAGCGCTAAAGAGCGCTCCTTTCTTTATAATATTTGGCTTATATTAGAAGTTTAATACGCAGTAATCCATTCCTAAACCTACGGTTAATTCTTGGATTGTACCGTCTTCATCCCAGCTGTAATCCCCAAAATTAGCTGATTTGATAAAGGCACCTTTTAAGATCCACTCGCTGACGATATCGCCTACAGGACCGAGTACGTTTAAGGTTACGTTTTTCTTATAGAAATCAGAGTAACCGTCTCTACCTGTTACTGATTCGTGGTGCAAACGGACCCATTCCATTACTGCTTGAGCACCTGAAGGAGTGATTGGGTCGTGGAGTGCTAATTCTACATCATTCCACTTAAGCTTACCTTTAATT